GCTAACTTCATCCAAAATTGATCATGCAGAACTACGTAGACAACCGGAAATGGACGCGTTTTCTTGGCAAATTGAACGGAAAGCGAATTCACAAATACGCCGTGCGGATCGATTTCAATGAGCGGGCGGCGTTAGGGCTGGACAATTTCCAGGGCAAAACGCAATGGATTTCCGTGACGAGTGATTGTCCCAAAAAGGCGGCACAATGGGTTTTAGACAAGCTGCCAGGGACACCGTGCGTTGAAGTTACAGTTTACGGCCCACGCGGAGGGGAGGCGGCGCGCCGTTTTCAGGGCTGGGATTCGGCGGTATGGTCGGCGATGGTCCAACGTAGGGATTCATGGCAGCCGGGATTCAAGGGGATTTTAGACTAACGTCAAAACGGCCGGGCTTTCGAGCCCGGCCTTTTTGTGCCCTAGAAACGCCTCTCTCGCGTTTTAAGGCTCGCAAGGTGTCAGCATACCAGTCGAAAACTAAAACGCCTTAGAACGCGCCTCCGTTCGTCCGTCCGTCCGTCTCCCTAGGGGCGCGGACGGACGGACAGTCCAATCAGACCTGGCCAGACCTAATCCGGGGTTGGCGCTTTGAAGCTTGCAACCAGTCCATGCTTCAACTCATGACCTGCACCGTAATCCCCTGCTATGTCGGATACCAGCCGGAAGGGCGTAGCCCGGCAAGGCTGGGGTATGTCGCCGGTTTTCATTAATCCGGGGGTTTCGCTTACAGCTTGCTCGCGCCCGCGTTATACTCGGACTAGTACCCGCTGGGATTCAAGCGAATTACAAAGCTCGCTTGGGCTCGCTTCGGGTTTCATTTAACTGCTCATGCGCCAGCCCTCGCCTTCGCTTGCGGGTTTTACGCGCTTTCCGGCCTGCGGCCGACGCGCCCGCGCTTAAGGTTGCTTTGGCTCGGGCTTAAACAGGGGATGAGGGGTACGGGGAGAAGGGTTCTGCGCCTCCCGCTGGTCGGATACTAATTCGGGGGTTGGCGAGTCGTCAAGGACTATTTTGGGGTGATCTGCGATTCTGGCCCAATTTTCGCAATGTTCCTTTTTGACCACCCCTGAAATCTGCTCGGCGGTGTAATCCTGGGGTATGCGGGCGGGTGTCACTTGCTATAACATTTCGTATTGACAGGCGCGTTGCCTGAGCGTAGAAGTTGCCCCAATGAACGACTTCACTTTAACAGTTCTCAGTCAGCTACGCTCTGAGGCGTCTTTTCAATAACTGGAAATGAGAACTGACGAACACCGCCTTCGCAACATCATGCAAGCTGTCTATCTCGCCATGGTCGGGGGAGACTGGTTCACCCTTGAGGAGCTTTCAGAGCGGGTTGGCTATCCTGTTGCAAAACTCTCTGTTCTGCTGCGCTGGATGCAAAAGCCTGAGTATGGGGCGCATAACATAATTTCCCGCACCGGGCATGACCAAGATGGTCCTGTTCGGGAATACAAACTCGTAGAAAGACTGTTCTGATGAGAGTCCTGATTGGATGTGAAACAAGCGGAAAGGTGAGAGACGCATTCCTTGCCCGTGGGCATGAGGCTATGTCCTGTGACCTTCTCCCTACTGACGTTCCCGGTCCTCACTACCAAGGGGATGTCTTTGACGTCATCGACTACCCTTTGGACATTGCTATCTTCCACCCTGAATGCACTCATCTCTCAGTCTCTGGGGCACGGCACTTTGAGGCCAAGAAGGCTGACGGTCGGCAGCAGGCCGCCGTCAGCTTTTTCATGCGCCTTGTGCGGCGTTCTGAGCATATCTCAGGGCGTTGCTTTGAGAATCCGGTCAGCATCATGTCCTCGATGTGGCGCAAGCCCACGCAGATCATCCAACCCTGGATGTTTGGGCATGGCGAGACAAAGGCTACCTGTCTGTGGCTGGAGGGACTGTCTCTGCTAAAGCCCACCAACATCGTGGAAGGGCGGGAGGCGAGGATTCACAAGATGCCTCCGAGTGAGGACAGGTGGAAAAAGAGAAGCGAAACCTATACCGGCATAGCAGATGCCATGGCAGATACTTGGGGCTGAAATGAGAGTTCTTGAGCAATGGAGCAGAAACCTGATATGACACCAGAACAGACAACACACATGCTGGAACTCAATGCAGAGTTCTCCAACCTATTCAAAAACAAATACCGGGCTGGACAGGAAGAGCACGGTGGGGACTTGTGGAAAAAAGACCCGCTCCTAATGTGCATCGCCGCCAAGGAGGAGGTTGCGGACCAGTGGGCTTACATCTCGGTCATCGAGGAGACACTGCGGCGTTGGCACCTGGATCGCATTGAAGCTTTGGCCCTGCTCCGCGGAGTGGACAGGGCTAGTCAAACCCCGGAATGGAGCACAAGCGCAGAAAGGTTATTGAATCGGGCCTCCGGCTACCGGCCCCAAAAAACGAAAACATGAAAACGGCACTCACAATTTTATTCATCACCGCAACGGCTGCGAAGGCAGACCTTCCCGCAGGATTTATCGACGCGCTTCACCGTGTCGAGACAGGTGGTCGCTTGGGCGCGGTCATTGGCGACGGCGGCGCGGCCCGAGGCCCGCTACAAATTCATCGCGGCTATTGGAAGGAAGCGGTCAATTATGACCGATCCCTCGGAGGTTGTTATCAGGACGTAGCCGACCTACTCTACGCGTCCAAGGTCGTTGACGCTTACATGCGGCGATATGCGAAGCGGGCCTACATCGACGGCGACTCAGCGACGATGGCAAGGATTCACAACGGCGGGCCGAGCGGTCACCGCAAGGCGGCGACGTTGCGTTATTTGAAGAAGTTCAAGGCGGCGGGAGGTGGACGATGAATGTCGATCTTACAGGCTACTCTGTGGACGAGGGCGGGGACATCACCTACGAGACCCCTTGCGGATTCCTGATCGACATCGGTTTCGTTGAGATACGCGAAGGCGACCCCGTCGTCACGCTGAATGTCTCGCGGGATATCCCCGTGTCCCAACTCCACAAGATCACTCACCTCGCGGCTAATTGGATGGCGGCGCAGCAGGCGAGCCGCAACTGAGGTCAAGGATGAACTATTACAATGAGAACGACAAACACGCATCAGCTTGGCTTCGGGAGCTTATCCAACGCGGACTCATTCCGCGAGGACACGTTGACGAACGCAGCATTGTCGAAGTTGAACACGGCGACCTTCAGGGCTACACACAATGTCACTTCTTCGCAGGAATCGGCGGGTGGAGCTACGCATTGCAACTCGCAGGATGGCCTGAAGACGAACCCGTGTGGACAGGGTCATGCCCATGCCAACCTTTCAGCGCAGCAGGGAAAGGCAAAGGAACCGACGATGAACGGCACCTATGGCCCGAATTCTTCCGCCTCATCCGCGAGTGTCGCCCTCGCATCGTCTTTGGCGAACAGGTTTCGAGCAAGGCTGGGCGTGGATGGTTCGATGGAGTATCGGCTGACCTGGAAAGTGTGGATTACGCCGCAGCGGCGGCAGATCTGTGCGCTGCGGGCATCCAAAGCCCGCACATCCGACAAAGACTTTATTGGGTGGCCGACGCCGAGAGGCCCGCACGGACACGGCCCAAGCGACGGCGTGACGAGAGGGTTGACCCCGGAAGGAGCGGCTCACTTGGCGGGTTGGGTGACGCCGCCAGCGAGGGATTGGAAGGACACGCCGGGGATGTCGCAGACGGGAACGAACTCGGACGGCTCGACGCGAACTCGCTTGGATCAACTGCCGCGACAAGCCGCCCTTGGGATCGCTACGACACCCTCTGCTGCAAAGACGGGAAATCGAGGCGGGTTGAACCCGGCACATTCCCGCTGGTTGATGGGCTACCCCGTGGAATGGTGCCAAGCTGCGATATCAGCAGGGCGTATGCTCAATCAACAGCGGAGGAGAGGGTGATGCGTTTACGCGGTTACGGAAACGCTATCGTCCCGCCTCTCGCAGCAGAGTTCATAGCCGTGTTCATGGATGAGAGTGAATGACTGCGAGGAATGTGCTTACCTCCGCGCTGAGCGGGCCGGGATGTATTTATCTGACGGGGCTCCGCTTGAAGTTGCTGACCGCGCAGCTCAGCGGGAGCGGTGCAGCAACCACCCTTACACACAGATGGACCTGTTCAACGAACTGGCAGACAGAACGAGAAAGGTTGTGAAATCACCTACCTTTTGCGAACAGAAGCGCCGCGAGGGATACCCTTTGGCGGATCATATTCCCACCCCAGAGAGGCCGCAATGTCCATGATGCTCTCCTCTATCTCAGGAATCTGGTTGGCGCGCTTGAGAATGAATGCGAGAGCAAGCTCGCCCTGGTGCGATAGGTTTGCTGTAATCACATTCTCTTTTGCTTTAACCGCGACATGCCCGTGCAATTCTTCTGGCACCACGTCTGCCACATACGCCTTGAGCGCGTCGAGTTGGTTGGGCTTCTTAAGCGGGGCGAGCAGCCGCCACAGGTCATTCGCACTGCATGGCAGCCGGTCGTTGCAGGCCCTGCTGATGTACGCCTGGGTGACACCGGCAGATTCCGCCAGTTGTGCCTGTGATTTTTTTTCCTCTCTCAGGACTCGCTTCAGGGTTTTTGGAAATTCCATGCTTGCAGATTTGGCTAATATGCAGGGATTGCAAGCACGGTTTCAAACTTTCTCAAGCATTGAGTGTTGACAGAATGTAATATCTGACTAAAATCCACATCACCAAATGAAGAACACATACATCAAAAAGTTGGCCCGCCTCCAGAACGAGATCCGCAAACGCGGACTTTTGAACATCGCCCGCAACCACCTTATGGATGAGAACGAACTGGAGCGCATTATTTCCCAAAACACTGACCGCTGCAAGGCGAAGGAGGTGCAGGCGTGATCTCAGACTTCGACCGAGAGAACGTTGGCCTGATTTTGAGAGGCCATGGCGACTGGTTTGGAGCGAAGCTGCTGCGCCTTTACGCCAAAGCTGACACGCAGAACCGGGACCGCATTGCACAAGGATTCCCCGACTACGCCGAAGCGTACAACGCCTGGTTCAACCGGGACGCTGACGCCCATTGGGATGACCGCCCCGTAAACCCCGACCCTGAAACTTACAAAATTCATGAGTGAATCCCATCTCATTTACACCCTGGTTCCGAAGGTTGCCGCAGCAGTCGGCTCCATCGGGAAGAACAGCCGCAATGAACATTTCCGCTTTAACTACCGGAGCATTGACGACGTTTACGCGGCACTGCACAAGGCCCTCATTGAGCATGAGGTGACCGTCACACCCTTCGTCCAGTCTGCTGAATATGACGGCACTGCGTGCCGCCTGATCGTAGACTACGTCCTGTCCGCCACTGATGGTTCCTCCATCACCTCGCGCATTGCCTCCGAGGCGCAGGACAAGGCTGACAAAGCGACTTCCAAAGCCCTTTCGATGGCTTTCAAGTATTGGGCATTCCAACAATTTTGCATCCCAGTAGAGGGATCGGACGACGGGGATGCCGGTGGACTTGTTCCGGGCGGCGCAAGGAAATCGGCTCCCCGTCAGGCGAGGCGGAACGGAGAAAGCGACGGTAAGGCTGTTCAGGAGCTTGCCAAGCAGCTTGGCCCGAAGTGGGTGCCGGTCGCGGAAAGCTTTTTTGCGGACAAAGGCAAACTGAAGGCTGGTGAAACATTGTCCACACTGGACCCGGATATGGCTGCGGAGTCTGTGAAGCGGTTTGACGACTTCATCAAGGCCCTTGAGAAACACGCAGAAGAGAAAAGCATCATGCCATCCTAACCTTAAACTCCAACACCAAATGAAGACACAAGAATACGACGACACGGGAGTGAGGAATATGTTTTGCGCCATGATCGCGCTCGCATGTCGCGATGCCCGCTCCATGCGCAAGAAAGGCATCATTGGCGCAGACTGGAAGCCGACACACAAGCGCAATTGCGGCAATCGCAAGCTCGCCATTGGCTACTACAAAGAGGCTGCTGTGCAGGAGCTTTGCGAGTTCATGCACGGCGACCTTGATGTCCTGCTCACAGAGGCGGGCTGCGAGTTCACTAGCCGCGATGTGATGGCCGACATAGACGCGGATGTGCGCGGCGAACGGACTAACCGTCACAAGGAATTTGTATGGTTGTTGGAAGGAGAATATTAACATGCATGATGTAATCACAGATTGGGAAAACTGCGATTGGAAGATGAGCACCGGCTACGGTCTCGTCACCTACCTTGAATGGTGTGACCTGGAGATTGAGCGGATCAACGATGCGCGCAATCGCATCGGAACTCCGGGTATGGCGCGACTGGAAGTCAGAAACGATCAATGCAGAATCGTCTTGGACAAATGAAAACACTAATCTTTGACATCGAAACCGGCCCTGCCCCCGAGGAGGAGATCCGAAGCATGATGCCCGCCTTTGACCCTGAGTCGGTCAAGATGGGCAATCTCAAAGACCCGGAGAAGCGGGCTGAGAAGCTGAAGGAGGCGAAGGAGAACTACTACACCGACGCCTACGCCAAGGCCGCGCTCAATGCGTGGTCGGGGCAGGTGTTGGCAATCGGCTACAAGTGGTTTGGCGAGGACAAGGAACCGGAGATTCTGCACGGCGATGAGGCGGCTATCCTCGACGAATTCGCTGGGATTTGCGCTCATATCGCGATGCCTGAAAAGCCGCGATTTTGCGGCTTCAACATCGAGGGCTTCGACCTGCCGTTCCTCGCCCGCCGCTGCATGAAACACGATGTTACGCTTGGCGATGTATTTCGCCCCGAGCACAATCGCTACTACAACAGCAACGTCATCGACCTGATGAAGATTTGGCAGTGCGGTAACCGCCAAGAGTTCATCTCACTGAACAGGCTCGCCAAGTTTCTTGGCTGTGAGCAGAAGGACAATCTGGTTGACGGTAAGAACTTCTACCGGTTCTACGAAGATCCAGAGACGCAGCATATTGCATTGCAGTATCTGCGCCAGGACGTAATTGTAACTGAACAAGTAGCTGAAAAGCTTTTGCCCTACTAACGGGCAGGGTATCGCGACGGCCAGAGACAACTGGCTTGTTACTTCATTCGCCCGCCCCGTAGTCGCATAAAAGCGGGGCACAATTTCAACCCAACAACAAACAGAAAGAGAACCCATGATCATCAGACAGAAAATTGACGTAACCAAAATTGACAAGAACGCCTTGTTCAAGGGGAGTAAAGGAACCTACCTCGACATAACCCTCCTTGAGAACCGGGAAGGTACGGACCAGTATGGAAATGACTTTATGGTCGTACAGGACATCGGCAAGGAGGCGCGAGAGCGCGGCGAACGAGGCCCCATACTCGGGAATGCAAAGTTTGTGAACCGAGACGGGGTGCAGCAGGGCGGCGGTCAGCAGGGCGGGATGCCGCGAGACAACCGCATCGATGACTCGGATGTCCCCGGATGTCCCTTCTAATCTAAACCCATAGCCTGTGCCCACCCCCGATCATGTTTTTGACATTTTCAAGGATTGGCGGGTGGGCACTGAGCTTCCTGCTCTTGACGGCGTATGCCCTGTTTGTGCTGGTCGTTTGGCTCACATGGTTAATCTGCGACACAGCGTTTACACTCAAATGTGTATTAGTCAGGCTGATACATACAGGCCCTGCGGGTGGCATAGGCGAAAGACAATTCAAGTGAAAGGCAAGAAGCGATGAACAACCTCCCGCCAGGGGTCCGCGACTCCGACTACCAAGACCAAGCTGCCTGCATTTCATGCGGCAGCGAGAGCATCGAATTCCTTGGCGAGGAGGAGTATTGGAACCGGGGGCGAACCGAGCTCGTCATCTGCCTCATGTTTCGCTGCGACAAATGCGAGATCGAATGGAGTGAGCCGATATGAGCGGCAAGAGATCACGGGACAAAGGGGCGCGGGGCGAGCGTGAGTTCGCCGAGTTCCTTACAGATCACGGCTTCCCCGCAGAGCGGGGCTGCCAACACGCGGGAGGCTTTGACTCGCCTGATGTCAAATGCACTTTTTTGCCCCACATTCACCATGAGGTGAAGCGGGTTGAGAGGCTTGACCTATGGGGCTCTCTCGATCAGGCGATCAGGGACGCTGGCAGCATGAAGATGCCGGTTGTCCACCACAGACCAAACAGACGCGAATGGATCAGCATTCTCAGGACCGAGGATCTGCTGACTCTGTTCAAAGTCATAGCAGCACTACAGGAAAAAGAACAATGAGCTACGGAATCGTTGACCGCATCAAGCGGGCTGACACGGTGAGCGAAGTCAAGAACTTGCGCCAAGAACTTGAGGGATACGACTACGCCAGCGACAAGACCCGACGCAGGGCGGAACGCTGGGCCACTGCTCGCATCGCACACCTCAAATCCAAGGTAGGGTGAACCACCCCATAGAAGCAGAGGAGGGCATCCTCGCCTGCTGCTTGATCGATGAGAACAACATCGATGTCGTCGCGCAATCGCTGGAATCTGACGCCTTGTCCGATATTCGCATCGCCGCCCTGTGGCGGCTGATGCTTGAAATGCGAAACGATGGCAAGCCAGTTGACAGCATCACCCTGATCTCCCGTGTCCGCGAGGCGAACCTGGAGCATGAGTGCGGCGGCATTTATTACATCGGTGAGCTTGAGCAGAAGGTGCCCTCGGCGATAAACCTCCCCTATTACATTGATGTGGTTAAGGAGGCGTACGCCCACAGGCACGGCCTTGAGGCCCTCTCTGAGGCGTCTTTGGGGCTATCGGGTGATCTCACGGCGGAACAGGTGTTCGCACGCTTAGAAACGACCACAGAGAGCCTAAAGGAGAAGCACACGCGAGGGCGAAAAAGGACTCGTGTTGACGCCCTCCAGCAGATCATCGAAGAATGCCAGGAGGCGCACGACGGGAAGGTGCCTGCCATCAAGACTCACTTCCGAAATCTTGATGGCGCCCTTGGAGGCGGGCTCTGGCCCGCCGAACTGATAGTCGTTGGGGCAAGGCCATCTATGGGTAAGTCAACACTCGCCAAAGATATTGCCTTGAACATGGGGCTGAACGCAGATCCCGTCACGGTGTTCAGCCTTGAGGATATTGACACAATCTTTTACAGGCGTGCGCTGGCATCTCACGCGAAAGTGCCATTCAACCTTATCAGGAGCGGATTCAAAGACGACAACGGGAAATACCACGATAGGGCGCACGCCAAGGTCTTGTCCTCAATGGAGCGAATAAGAGATTGTTCGCTTGAAGTTGACGATGAGTCTCCCCTGACAATTTCGCAGCTTGTGTCAAAAATGAATGAGCATAAACGCAAGCATGGGACTAAGGCGTTTTTTGTGGACTACCTTCAATACTTATCTCCAGACATATCCAAGGACAAGCGCGACCAAGAGGTGGCTCAAATTTCAAAGGCCCTGAAGTCCGCAGCAAAGCGGCTCAATGTTCCGATTGTTGCCCTGGCCCAACTTAACCGCGACACTGACAACCTGAAGCCTGGGGTTCACCCGATTGAAAAGAACCTTGGAGAGTCAGCCGCGATTGAGCGCGATGCAGACGTTATCCTCATGCTGCACAAAGACCATGACTTCAGTGAAGAAGACACCGAGATATGGAAAATCAACTGCCATGTTCTAAAGCAACGCAACGGCCCGAAGCACGTAAACGTGCCGCTTCTGATGCACAGGAGCACAGTTCACTTTGAAGAGAGAACTCGAAACGATGACTTGGACTGGATCGGGAAGTGACTACTCGTGCCCCAATGTCTGGCGGCGGGATTCTTCTTTTTGAAACTATGAAAATGAAAACAAGACAAACTAAGTGGACCGTCTACCCAGAAGGCGATGAGAACAAACTATACTCAGAGCACGCGACTTACATAGAGATCGTCGATGAATCGGGGGGCGAATTTGTAGAAGTCACGCAAAGTGGCAAAACAGTTCAAATCAACCCCGAGGAATGGCCCGAAATCTGGAACACAATCGGAATCGCAATCAAACAGATCATCGAAAATGAAGACTAAAACTAAAAAAGCTCGCAGGGACGGCTTTCATGGTTTCTTTCTGGTCATGCGGAAGGACTGACATAGGCTCTGCTCCATGATCCTAATGTGAGTCTCACTCAAGCCCATATCGTAAACGAAGTTGATAACCTCCACAATTTCGTGGACCAATGCCCGCGCCTGCTGCTGTCTGGTCGCCCTGGAGTTGATCCATATTTCGGGCTCGGGAGAGTCGAAGGCGAAGCCGTAGACACTGTATGCCTCAAGGTTGGCGGCATACACCGGAACCGCGTGCGAGCCCACCTGCACATGACAACGCAGCTTGGCGTCTGTCAGGTTGTGCAGTGCGGAACGTTTCACTTTATAGTGTAGTGTGGGACCGGACGAGAAACACCTTTGACGAAGTGCTTCTCAAGCTTTCCGTCATCAAACATTCGCCTGACGCGGCGAGACGCAGCCTCGGGGCTGATGCCCCACTTCTCCGCAAGCTGGCGAATGTTAAAACTGTTTGGGGGACGCTCTTTCAATACATCATAGTGATTGTATTCGTCCAGTAAGTCTATCCAATTGGGTTTCTTTGTTTTCATTTTAGTCTTAGTGGTTTCGTGTAGAGGCACCATTCATCGTTGATGCGCTCTGCAAGGTTGACAGAAAATTCCCCTGTCTTTTCATTCACCTCACCGTAGGCGAAGCCGTTGTTCTGTCGCATGGTTAATGGCTGCCTCGCGTTGTAAGGCATGTCCACCTGACATAGCGCGCCAGATGACCACCCCACCCGACGATCAATGCCAGGAGCGGACCACATATCAACGGAGTGAATGTGTCCATGGAGCGTTGAGCACCCATAGTCCATGCAGGTCAGTTTGCAGGCAGTTTGCCCAGATCGGAAACCGTGAAGGACGCGCAGGTGTCCCATCTTGTAAACCCCTTTCTTCTTGTGATAGGGGCGCATGTCGCATTTAATCTTGCGCATCAGGGCCTCGACCTCCAGTGCTCCCGACATGCAGTAGTCGGCAATCATGGCGTCTCCCTGTGTGCGAGCAGCCATCTCCCATAACCTCTCGTCGTGGTTGCCGCGAAGGAAGACGTGAGGCTTGAATCGGGTCAGGAATTCAAGTCCAGCCTGATAGTCTGCTGTGACAGAGTCTGCCCGCTCCTCCGGGGATGCTCCATTGCGAATGCACCTGAAGTCCCATAAGTCCCCGCCAAGAATCCTGATGTGCGGCTTCCAGTGTTTTTCTGTGAACTCATGGAAGACACGAACCGCTTCACGGTCCTGCATGTCACCATGAACGTCAAAGGCCGCTATCCAGCGTTTACAACTCATGTCGAGTAGAGGAACAGGATTATTACATTTTTTCAATCGCTACTTGCCTGCCCAAAATGCGGAGTCGCCATGGTAGTGGACTGCCAAGTAGTAGGTTTGCGCTCGCCACCCCCGAAGCCAGCGAAGCAGGCGCCTGATGTTTGTGAAGCGCAGCAGCCACCCGCTGTTGGAGTAGGCGTGATCGATCAGCTTCTGAAGGTTCCTGCGGAACCTGTCGTCCGCGATGTCCTTCATCTGCGCTGATATACCGCGCTGATAGTCCCAGTCATGCACGTTGCAAGCCCTGGTGATAGACAATCCCCAGATGGTGTCTGGAACATCGATGCCGTCACGCGCCCCGCAACCGTTGCATGTGGCGTCGATCAAATCCTGTGAGGCGTCCCTGAATGACTGGTCGCATTCAAGGAACGGAGCCCGCTTTGTGTATGCGTCAGCCATTGCACTTGGATGCCACTTCCACGCGCAGGTTGTTAATCTGCGCGTCCTGGGCATGGTCTTGGTCGTAGAGCACTTTGATGTGCTCGTCCTGCCGCCGCATGAAATCGGTAATGGCAGCGTTGAGACTGTTCACTGTCTGCTCAACCCTCACGGCTGAAACGGCATCTGCCTTGGTGTTAAGCTTGTCTTCCATGCTCTTAAACGCCTCGTCAATACGCTTGTCAACCTCGGCAATTATCGACTGCTCAAAGCTGCGCACCCGCGCAACAGCCCCAAACACGATGCCACCTATGACAACGAGCGCACTCAGCACTGCCCCAATGGTTGTATTGTCTTCCATATTTCATGTCAGACGGCTGACGTATTGCCGTTCCGCGCCACCCCCCCAAAAAGCGATTTGTGCTCTGCGCTGTTTCTCTCAGGCCGGGATCAAGGGGATTTTATACCCCGGCAGCGACTGGCGTTAAATTGGCTATGGCTTCACGACGGCTTCTGCCGCCTCACCGATCACTTCTCCGAGTGCGCCACCTCCAGCCTTGAGGCCGTCTGCGTCCACACCCTTCTTTTCACTCTCGACACCAAACTTCACAGAGTGAAACAGATTGGTCTTGCCGTTCACAACTGAGCCGTAGTCGTAGGTTCCCTGAAGCCCTGCGTTCTCGCTCTTGCCAAAGAGTTGGTAGGAGCGCGTGCGGTCGCGATGAACAAGGTTCCCGTCTGCGTCGTAGTGATGCGATGTGTGCAGCCTGGAACTGCACCCAACGATGCAGCCAAGGAGGAACAGGGTTGCGACGTAAATCAGGCAGATCAATGCTGCATTTCGGATGTGTTCTTTGATGTAGTTTTTCATGGCAATGGCGAGGCGTTGGGGTCGTATTCGGTCCAACCAGAATCAACGCGATCAGGGCCGGTGACGCTGTAACGCTGTCGCATCCCGTCCGCGGTCCAGTCGAATTCAAAAACGCATAAGAAGGATTGCCCGTCAGGTCCAACGGAAACGTTTACGCTCGCGCTGGTGTGCATTTGCGCGGGAAAAGAAAAGTATTCTTCCCCGGTTTCGTTCTCGTCGGTTGGTGTGTCCGCAATCGAGTCGGGCGCGCTGGTGTTCCCGTTTGTTGGCGGCGTCGTGTGCGTTGCCTTTCGTTGCAGGTAAGTCCCTTTCGCCGTCAATCGCGCAGACTGCGCGGCAAAGATCGCGTCTGCGTATGCGTTGATTGCTGTAAAAGCTGCCGCCCGTGCTTCTTCTTTTGTCATAGTGCTAGAATTGATCGTAAAACGGGTTGGAGGAATCAGCTAGTGCGGTGATCTCGGCGTCGGAAAGGCGACGATTAAAAAGCATCGCTGGTCCAAGAACACCATCCAATGAATGTAGGTTCTCAGGGCCACCTGACACAAATCGTTCACCAATCCCAAAATCACCGGAACCCGTCTGAGGTGTATTTGTAAATGATACAGTTGCCGCCGTGCCGCCGTCAATACTGATGCCGATTTCCTGTGCCGTTGTGTCATGATAACCACAAATGAAATACCAAACCCCAGTCGTTAAAGTGGATGAATTTTCAGCTGTAACCTGATCTGTTGACCCAGCCCCATAGGTCCGCGCAAACTGCGCCTTTGAGTATACGACTAGCAAATTATATTCCCTGTTTGGAGACGATGTCGGATAACCTGTGTAATCATCCTTTGTGACTAGCATTGCGAGATCATATGTTCCAAAAGACTCAAACTTGACCCAGCAGCAAACTGTCATATCACCAGTCGGAGACAAAGATGAGTTGTGAGCGGAACTTAAATATTCATTGTTTGAATGCTCAAAATCTGCCGCATTCGCATAGACCGTTCCGGTTCCCTGCGCCACGGTATTGTTGTCCGTCAGATCGTTCGACCCGAAGGCGTCGTATCGTGTGCCGCTCGCTTCATCCAGCTTCCAGAAAGAAACCAAGTCGGTCGTAGAGACTCCTCTGAACTGCGCCCTGCGATGTGGTAAATATATTTGCATCTTACCAAGCGGATTGTTCTGTGCTGCTTTCCTGATACTGGATCATGCAACCAATCAACTGGGCATCCACTCCAAGCGTGTCGGTCGCAACATCCCGCGTTATCTGTAAGTAAACCGGCTCGCCAGCAGTCGCATCGGCAATGGTCAACGCTGATGTGGCGGAGGTGATGTGCATATCGTTTGCGGTTAAGAGCGTGTCAGTCACGCCCTGCTCCGTGCCAAGGGCTTGGTCGATGGCATCGTTGTCAGCGTAGGATTGACCTGCAATATCCCACTTTGCCGTCCCACTCCCGCTGGCAGCAGTCCAATAGAATTTCACCTTCACCGTCCCGGCATTCCATTGATCACCGAAGTTGACCCAGAACCCAACCCCCTCCTCGGTAGCGGTGTCAAAGTCCATCGTGTCTAACATGACATCGTTCGTCGCCAATTCCGCCGTTCCGGTCGCGGCGCCATTGGTGGTGCGCGGAACCATCGCGCCCGCGCCAATCCAGATAGTTCGATAAACTCCTGTTCGCGTCGTTTTAACATCCGCCGCCACAATCGATGCATCCACAGCATCACCGTTTGCGTCCCATTGCACCAGGTTACCGTTCGTTCCCGCTGTGCCTGTCACCAAGGTTCCATCAATTCCAGACTTCAGGCCCGCAGTAATCTCAGTAATGGTATCAATTGAATCCGCTCCGAGGCGGTCCGCTGGCAGCGTCCCGCTATTAATCTGGTCTGCGGAAATACTCTTGTTAGTCAACGTTTCCGTGCCGGCCAATGTGGCAAGCGTACCGTCGGATGTCGGTGGTGTCAGTGTTACAGTGGTGCCTGTGCCGATTCCTGAGCATTGAAACGCAAGTTCTTTGGTCGTGTCGCCTTCGTCCTGAATGCGGAAAACGTTGTCGGAAAATTCGTTGCTCTGCCCCCCCGCCGCCGCCCACTTGACGCCGGAGGTCTGCGTGCTGTCGGCGGTAAGCACATACCCGTTGGTTCCCACTGGTAGGTTCACCGACTGGCCGCTGCCCTTGCCTACTGTGATGTCGCCCTTCGCCCCGTTGAAGTTCTCCGAAGCGTTCAGCAGCGACCAGTCACTACCAATCCAGACGAACTCAGCGAAGCCGGAACCATTAAAGACCCACATATCCGTGCCGCCGGACAGTTCCAGCGTCACAGCATAGTGGTTGGAGTTGTTGGTGATGTTGAACGCGATCTGGTCACCGTTAGACCCGCCAGACGGCATGGTAATAACCGTCGCAGCAGAGGGCACAACATTGTGCAATTGGTTGATGTCGCCCGAGACTTGCGTTGTGGTGCCCAAAATAAGGTCGCCAGCGGCGTAGCGGACCGCTCCACCTGTGGTGACCTGAACTTCGCTTCCGCCGTGGGCGTAGAAATACAACTCGCCGTCTGACTTGGCGTAGAGGTGCGAAGTGCCCCCAATGGGAGCGGACGGCGTCGTCGTGTGGTCGAGGATGTGGTGCGACGAGACCTGCGTCGTCGGGCCAGCGATGTTGCCATAGAAAGTAGCGTCCTGCGCACTGTCCAGATGCAGGGCTGCCAACCCTCCGACGTAAAACTCCCACTCGCTGCTGCTTAGGTCAGCGTAGGTGGTGTTGTCCAACGTCGAGCCAAACAGGTTGGCGTAAACGTTGTATTCGCCGTAGTCGAAGTTGTTGGTCACTACCAACTGGCTGGCGTCGATGGTCTTGTTCGTCAGCGTGTCATTAGATGACGCTGTGATGTAAGCGCCCAGATCCGTGATGTCGGATTCCGTATGGGTGTGGGAAGCCGCAGCAATCCCAGCCTCGGCCAATGTGTTGTTGATCCAGGCCGAACCATTCCACTTGAGCAGCTCCCCGGACGCAATCGAGGTAATCGTTACATCGGACAGATCGGAGACTGCTCCGTCCAAGTCAGTCAAATCATAGATTGTGCCTGACGCATTCTTGAAGGATGGCTTGCCCAAAGCATCGGCATACCAGACCCCGTATCCGGCTGCCGGGGTCGAAGGGGCGAGTCGGTAGGCCGTCGTCAAAGTATCAGCATCCAATACAGCGTTGCCGCCCAAGTCCAAATCCCCCGTCATGGGAACGGAACCATCAGCCATGAAATCTCCACCGCCTCCACCACCGCTAGGGAGATTGTCGATGTCGAATTTTCGCAACGCACCCCCGGACTCCACGCCCAGCAAGAAGTCGCCAGCGGCCGGGGATGCCTCCTCGGTCAGTCCGGTGACGATGTCCGCAACAATGTCGCCGGAATCAATCGCAAGGGACGTCAACTGTGAGTAGGCAACCGACAACGCCGCCTCGTGTTGAGTGACGCTGGACTCCGAAATGCGGGCGTCAGCGAATGTCCCTGACACCACCTCGCTCGCAGCATGACTGTGAGTGTGCGCCATCAACTGGAGGAGGGACGCTTTCTTGACGGTGTTGTCAGTGACGTCCTCAATCAAAACGAGATCCGAATCTGCCGTGGTTGGGATCGCCCCCGCGCCAGCAAAATCAACCTGGTCGGCAGCAATCGACAACGCAGCCTCATGCTGAGTGACGTTTGACTCCGCAATGCGGGCGTCAGCCATTGTGCCGGAAACGATCTCGCTCGCATCATGGGTATGAGAACTACTGGCGGCGCCAAGCGTGCTTCGCGCCGCCGAGGCAGTCCCGTCGTCAAGCAGTGTCGCCGCGAAGCCGGTCACATACGGAACGGCGCGAGTGTTCACCGAAATAATTCCCAAAGATGCGTGAGAGCGCAGAACCGTCGCCACCGCCTCCACTTGCGCAGAGCCTGTAGGCTTTGTCGATGTTAGGGCTCCAGCAGTCTCACTCACATAAAGGATGTCGCCCTCTGACCAAGAGGATGTGTCAATGTTCTCAACGAGTCCCTTGACGATCACCTCTCCTGTAGCGTTATTCGACAACGCTTCATTCATAATGCCCAATGCGGGCATTGTGGATGCAGACGATGCGTCAGCGAGGGAGACTAAAGTCTTTGACTGCCCGACCGACCACCCCGAGGTGTAAACGACATCGCCAGCACTCAGCGCAGACCCTGACTCGTTGCGCACCTGAATGTGAACAAAGTCTGCATGAACCGTGTTGGTGAAGTCGTCAATCGTCTTGTTGGTCAACGTCTGCGTGTCCGTCGTTCCTACGATAGTTCCACTTGGTGGAGTCGGACCATCCACAAGGTCACCGTTGGCGTCCCACTGAGACAAGTCCCCGCTGGTTCCAGCGGTGCCCGTAATCAGAGTTCCATCGCTGCCCGACTTTAGGCTGCTGGCAATCTCAGTGATGGCGTCAATTGAATCTGCCCCAAGTCGCGCAGGCGGGAGTGTCCCTGATGTAATATCTGTGGCGGCGTGTGTGTGCGAAGCCGGGGCAATCCCTGCCTCGGCCAGCGTGTTGTTCACCCAGCCGCTTCCATCCCAGACAAGGATCTCACCGGAGGCGATGGACGTGAGGGTGACATCGTTAATGTCTGACAGGTCGAGGTCCGAAACATCCGTCACCTTCTCCCAGCCCGTATCAGTCCCGTTGCCCGAAGACTTATGATAGAGAATGCTGTTGGTTGAGTCGTAGCAAAAGTCGCCGCGATCCGCAAAGCCTGTCACTACCGATTCGGGCGTTCCTGCGTTGGACTGAATCGTCGGGTAGTTGTCAATAACGACCATGGCCCTGCGGTCCAGGTCGTCCTCGATGTCCTGCGCATTGAACCGCGCATTGGCAACCCAGTCAGTGGGCTGAGTGTTGGGTGTGACCCTTAGAATCAGAACCGTGTTGCCATCAGTCGGCGCAGTCGTGAACGTCACAGTCCCGCCGCTTTCCTCCCCGGCCCCTGTTACGGTGTAATCGGTGGTGATGGTTTGCAACGTGCCCGCGTCGTAGACCTGTAGGTGTGCGTTCGCCAAGAATTTATGCGGGAACGAGAACTCGGTCGTTGACCCGTTGGCGATGTAACTTGCGTGTCTGTCTGTGTCTGTAAGGCTCATTGCTCTATCCTATTCAGATCCATTTGTCAAAATGGTCAAGAAGTTTCAGTTTTATTCGCTCGGGTTTCCAAACTCCCCAACGACTGGCAAGTCTATAAATTCCTGCCCTGCGTCATCCATTCTTGCTTTGTATCTCTTCTCCCACCCCGGCGAGAAGAACTCATTCATGTTGAACCAGATCAACTGGTCCATCAGTGGCTTGATGTAGAACAGGTTCGCAAATGGAGTGTTGTCCCTGGCGGCCTTGTACAATGAAGCCTGAGCCGCATCGACGTCTCCGTCATGGGCAATCGCCGAAACAGACGACGCTAGCGGGTCCACCAAGCCACCAACTGTTGGGCCAACAAACACGGATGAAGCCTTGCTCAAGTGATTGTCATACTCACGGAACAGGACATCTCCGAAAATGCCTAACCCGCCGCCCCTTGAGGCGGCGTCCAGCCAGGTCTTAACATTCTTTGGGTCTTTAGGCGTCTTGCCGCGCATGATGTCTTTAGCTGCTCCAGACAAGTAACCCGCGACTGTTGTCAGCCCTATCATCATCATCAGGTTATTTCTTGCGCTACCTCCCTTGGCGAGGAATTCTCCTACCCCTGCTGCACCCGACTTCTTGTAGGCGCGCCTGACAATCTTGTTGTAGACCGTGATTGGGTGCGTCTTGAACTGAAGCAGGACTCCAAGCATTCCAGCGAAGTAGTCGTCCGTATGCCTGTATCCCCTCATGATAAGCCGCTCCTCCATGCCTGGAGTCGGGACAGACTGCTCAAGCAGGTTGTCCATGTAGATGCGGGTCTTCAACTCAACATCGTTTGCCACCTTCTGGAGGTTGGCCGGAGTGTTCGTAAGCCCCCTCTCTTTGAGGACTGCTGAGTAGTCGCCGCTTCCAACGGTGTCGGCGGCAACCATCCTCGCCCCATCTTCGTTGATTTGCATTGCCGTGCGACGCATGGCGTCCCACTCAAGTTCCGTGATGCCCGCCTCGACCATGTCAGCCCGCATACCTCCGGGCAGCTTGCTGAAGTCAACCTTTGAGAACTCACCAAGCAGGGCGGCATGGGCGTTGTGCGCCGCTACCCGAATAGTGTCAGTCCACCACCCAAGTAGGTTGATCTTGAAGAAGGCATTGGTTATAGCCTTGAACATCTCATTTGCCCTACCCGCCCCGGTAACAGTAGACCCCCACCGCTCGGCAATTCCCATACTGAATGAGTCAGACATGACGCCATTAACCCGGGCCCAGGCTGCGCCTGAGCCCTTGCCCAATACAGCCTTAAAGGCGGAAGGGACTTCCTTGATGACCCTGACGGCCGCCTCAAGTCCCTTTCCCCACCCGCTGCCATCAGCGGACATGGTTGCCATAAGCTTTGCCGAACTTGTAAACAAGTCAGGCAGGGAGGCTGGAGCCGCCCCACCAAGCTTTGACACGGACTGCAACGTCTTGAGCCCGTTCATGTAGGTGTTAAAAGTGTTGGTTCCTTCGGACGCATTGGCTCCAGTCGCCTCGTTCCATGCTGCCTCGATCTGCCTGCCTTCGCGCCCCTTGAAGGCGTCAAGCTGCCTTGCTGAATCAGGCTTGTCTTTTACGAGAGCCATGAGCCCGCGAAGCCTTCGCTCAAAAGCCTCGCCGGGATTATGAGTGAACTCAGACATCAGTGCGATACTACGCGCCCGCGTCTCGATGTCGGCCATGATTGCCTGGGCCAAGAACTTGTGCCTCCCATACTTCTTGTTGTAGTTGAACCATGAGTCCGCGTCCTTGAAGTGAAGGACACGCTCCGCCCCAAGCTTTTTGGCAAGGCTGCCGTGCTGCCCAGCCTTCGGAAGGATGACACGGTCAACCTTTCCGTCGGCAAACTCGTCAACGCGGACCTTGTCAAAGAAGTTGTTGTAAAAATCCTCGTGGACAGAGTTCAGGAAGGCGTCTTCATCTGCGCCCTTGAAGGTTGCTTCAGAATCAATGCCTTCCAAAATGTCCTTCTTCCACAATCCCTGACTTGCCTCCTTTCCCCCTAGGGACCGGATGACCGTGTGATCGTGCGTCTGCGGCAGGATGTAGTCGGCTCGTATTTTAATGTCTGCCCCGTTCTCGTTCTGCTTGCCGACAAGGTCTCTCATTATGGAGTGAACCTCGGCAGCTATTCTCTTTGCAGCGTTGCTGCCGGATACGCCCGGGTTGCCCTTCTCCCCCATGGAGAGTTGCTGCATCTCGTTGGCTATCTCGCGCTCCAGCCTGTTGCTCTTGAAGTCTGCCCAAAGCCCCTTTTTGTGAAGCCTCGCCTCAAGCCTGCCTTGGTAAGCAGCAGTTAAGGCAACGAAGTGCCCCTCGACAGAGTTCCTGCCTCCCTGAACGTCTGCCTCTGTCCTCCCAAACTTGCCGATGGACGACAATAGGGCGTCAGCCTTGTTCTCAAACCCTTCAGCCCGCCTGAAGAAGTCCCGGTCGGAGGCAATCGCCTTCAACCTGCGGCGTTTGTCGATGACCTTCTTGGCTTCAAGCTTGTCAATGACATCGTTCATTGCCGCCTGAGCAGCTTCCAGCGAGGCAAACTTCGGCTCCACGCCTTCGCGCTTGTGGATCTGAGCTTCAATCTCACGAAGGATTTCCTCGGCCTGCTGCTTGGTGATCTTCTTGTCACCAGAGGCTTTTACGACCCTGTCTATGCAACGGTTTTTTGGCATGTCATCCTTTCCTCATGCAGAGCAATCCTTCCTCGATTGCCTTCGGCTCGTAGTCAAAGGAGTTGTCAAGGTAAGCCTGCTCAGATGCCGTAAGTTCCCCGTCCCGCTTGATGGTCGCCTCAATCTCTGTCGCGTCCTGCTGGTGGAACGTCGTATCCATTCCGCCCTCGCCCGCATCGGACTCCCTCGGGATGGGCTCCTGGCCCGGTTCGCTCTTGGAGAGCCCGCGCTCATCTATGAGTTCACGCAACCTATTCTGGTAGGTGTCCTCAATCAACTGCTGGGTGCGGGCATCATACTCGGTCTGGAGTCTGCGGACCTCAGCCTTGTAACGCTTGAGCCGTTCCTTCTCAACCCGCTTCTTAAATCTGCTTTTCTTGCCAGCATCCTGCCTCTTCAGGTCAGCAATGCGTCTCTTGTATTCCGCCCGCTCAATCCTGTCGGCTTTCGCTTGGATGCCTGCCTCAATCCGTGAGTCAAAGTCCAGACGGTCAGCAGAGATGCGTTGCATCATCTTCTTGGTCCGGTCTGGGAGGAGGTCAACGATTTCGTCAATTGCTTTGAGTTGAGCCGGAGTGAACTTCGGGGAAACCTCCCCAGTCTTGAACAAGCTTGGGATGTTCCTGGATGTCTCGTCAAGCTCAAGGAAAAACATGCGGGCAATGTTGTCGGCTGCCGACACATCTCCGCCCTTGGCTCTCTCCAGCAAAGCCTTGAGTGTTTTTGCCTGCTGCCCTTTGCCTCCGCGCTTTGCCGCAGACTCGCCTATCTGGATTGCCTGCTCCCTGGTGACGCGACCAAGGACGCCAATCGCCTCTACTCGCGCCCTGACCTTGGCTGCAATCTTCGCCTTGCGAGCCTCGACCGCATCCTTGGCTCCAAGGCGGGCTTCGTAAGCTTCCGACCTTAAAATGTCATTATACCAACGCCCTTCACCACCTACCGCAGCATAGATTTCAGCCTCCTGATCATCGACCGCCTTCTTGGCAAGCCTGCGGATCTCGGCCATGTCGCGCATCCTGCGTGCCTCGTCAGCCAGTATCTCCCCGGCGATAACGCCACGGTCAAGTTTGGCGATACCGGCAACGTCAACGTCTACGTCGTTCAGGAACTGGTCATGCGCAACGGCAGCCATCTCCCTCTTGGTGGGGGCCGTCAGCCTCTCAAACACGATGCCAGCTCCACGCAACCCGCCGCCGACTATGGCCGATCCAGCGACACCGATAAGGATGTCGTTGAATCCGTATTCTGCCTGCTGCTGCCTGTTGGCTATGTATATTGGGATTTCCGCAATCAGGCTGCCAACCGAAGCATCGACTGCTCCGCCGACCACCCTGGCGATGACGGACCTACCCTCCTCGAGCGAAAGGCGGTCGCGTTGGGCGATGAGCGGAGAGTTCTTTACTCGGACGACCGGGCGACCAAGTCCCCCGCCCATGCGGATTGTCTTAGCCCCGCGCTTGGTGCGCGAGGCGATGCCTGCCATGCGCCTGTATTTGGCCTGCCCTACGATAGGGACAAAGTTGAGACCAAAGTCTGTGAACGACATCTGGCTCCCGATGACTTGCCCCGCAAAGGCAGCCGACATGCCAGTGAAGCCTTTCGCATTCTGGAGGTAGAACATGCGGGCGTTCTCCAACTCCTTCCGCCTACGCATGAGTTGAGCCTGACCTTCCAAAACCGGCTCATTGAACTCTAGCCCCGGCATACTGTATCTCTCGTTGGCTTCGTCAGGAGAGAGAACATTGCCGCTGGCGACTCCCATCTCAACCATGCGCTGGACTGCGTTCTGCGCTTGGAGGAACTCACGCCCATACCCAACAGCAGCGTTAAACACGCTGGAAAGAGGGAGATCGTTGATCTCCCTTACCTGCCCCACATCCCTGCGGGAGTATGGTTTATAGGTGATCATCAGTAGAACGGGACGTTGTCAACGCCCGGAAGCGGAATTGATGGCCGGCGAATGTTGTCTATATCAGCCTTATGCTTGCCGGTGGTGGGCCAATTGGTCTTCCCTCCGCCAAATGGATTGTCAAAGTCGATGTAAAGCTTCTTACCTTTCTTGTCGCGCAAGTGGAATGAGTCACCGCCACGGAGTTCTTCCAACCGGAGATACACCCCGTGGCCGTCAGACTCCCAGCGGTAGTTTTCGACACCGTTCAGGAATGCCTCAACCGCCTCCATCTGGGAGGTGCCCTTGATGCTTACTGATCCGGCAAGCGTGTCTTCCCTGAGCCTTTGCTCAGGCAGTCCCGGCGCAATCCCTGCCGCGTCCACTACGGAATGGTCAAGGACCGATGTTGCAATGTCGAGGAATTCAATGACGTTGTCGATCTCGTCGTCCGTGCGCTTGCCTTCGGCGTTTCGCTGATCCCTGAACACAAGGATGGGCTCCTGATCATTTGCGTCCACCTCGGCAACGATGGCGTGATCATCGACAAGATACTGGTTAGCCAACTCAACCGCTTCGGAATGGGTGATGCTGGGATTGTTGCTGTTGAGTTGCAGGGCGAAACTTTCCACAAAACTAAGAATCCCGCTTTTCAAGTGCGCGCTACCACCGGCCATTACATGAGCAAAGGCGGCAAGTTCCGGGTCGTTGTCAACTTTCTCCCTCACCTTGGCACGGTCGTTTTGCTCAAATCCCTTTTCATTGCTGATAGCTTCCATGACCGTCTCGCGGATTCCGTGGGAATCCTTGTAGTTGTAAGCCATGAACATTCCCGAAGACATTCCCTCGTCAACCAACTGGTTGAACACACGGGGCCAATACTTGTCTCCGTGCCGGAACTCTATGTTGAGCAACTCGTTCAGTCCGTCCCGTGGTTTCATCGAGTTCAGGGCTGCGATGGACTGCTTGGCCTCGGAGTCAAGGAGCAGCTTGATGTCGTCGTCCGCAACCCCAAGCTCGCGCTGCATGTGAATCAGCCTGCCATCCAGGTCCTGGTAGGTGCTGTGCATCTGCGCGTTGATCGCAGGCTTCGCTTCGTCCGAGGCAACCTTGTATTGCTCCATCAAGCCCTCAAGCTCGATTATCTCAGCACGCAATTCGTCTGCCGTGTCAAAGATGTATCGCAACGGCTCCTTCTGGAACGAGTCTAACAGCCCGACTGCACCAATGCGGCTGTCCTCCACCCCTTGTGCGGCAATCTTGGCAACCTCGTTCTCCTTGTCGAGGGTGTCCCCCGCCTTCTCTACAATCTTGGCGAGTTCTGCCGGGGAGTTTTTTGCCATACGGAGCATGTGCCCCGCAGCCGCATAACGCTCTCGCTCCTTATCATAGGCAGCATACTTGTCCTTGTCCCCGCCAACCATGTCCATTGTGACAACCATCTTGCCTGAAGGCTCACCATCCCATGCCCGCGCAAGGTCGTCCTCGATGTTCTCGGCCAACGCTGCCGCGTCAATCTGGTTGTTTTTCTGAATGCTGCGGCCAATGGCTGCCTCAAGTTCCTCAACCCGGTTTGCGGGGAGATACTTGCTGTCCTTCAGCATATATGACGCCTCCTCGGGGAAGTCCGAGACTGCGGTCATCACAGCGTTATACTCATACTTTTCCATGTTGGAACGCTCGACCTCTGAGCCAAATGTCCGAAGGCTTTCGGCGTATGCTGGCCCAAGCCCGTAGTATGCCTCGCGAAGGGAGTCCAAGTCCTTCGTGATGGCGACTTTTGAGAGAGTTTTCTCGGCTGTCGTAATGATCTCACCGATCTTGCGACCTCTGGCAGCAGAGGCGATGACCGGAATCTTCTGGGCGTAAATCCTGCCCATGTTGACCTTAAAGTCATTCGACATCTCACCAAGGGTGTCGCTGTGCATCTTGACGGTGTTCTCAAACTCGTCAGTGAATTCAGCGACTCCCACATTGGGGTTCTCCGCCATGTAGACGCCCATCTTCTGGGACGCCTCAATCAGGGCCATATTGAATCGGAACTTGTCGTCCTTCTCCTTCTCTTCATCCGACTCAAGCTTGGCTTGGATTGCCTCCTCCCGTGCAAACATGGCAGCTTCGCGCTCCCGCGTCTTACGCGCACCCGCAACCGCAGCCAGCGCACCAGGAACCTGTGACAACCCCTGTGCCGCCCCAGCAAAGCTTGGAGCGAATGACGCTGCTGACGCCCTCGGCCCTGTTGATCCAGCCACCTGAAGCGGGGCTGCTGTGGATGTTCTTACGGGTGGCATATTATGGTGAGGCCCAATATTGTGATTGACTTACTCCGGGAGTTACATATGACCCGCCCGCGCTTGCTGCGCCTCGCGAAGATCCACCACTTCTACGAAAGCTTGGATTTGAAGCGATGCTCAACCCCTGGCTGACGCCGCCGAAAAATGTCCCGGCCGCGTTTAGGTAGGACGATGTCACTGCGTTGCGCCCCATCGCCTCCTGCAATCCAGCCTCGGCCTTGGAACGTCTTGCGCGAAGCTCCCCGCGATAGATGGCGTTCTGACGGTCAAGCTCATCCTGGACCGCAGAGTCAAACATCACATCCTCGGCAGAACCGGACAACTCGATCCCACTAGCCGCGAAGCGTGCCCGCCTAGTGGCGGCACGCAATCTGTTCCGCCGTGACAACTGGCGGGACTCAGACGCGGCCTGCTGCTGCGCCGCGATGGCATCATTGCGCGCAACGGCAGCGTTGAACTCGGCGGCGTCCTTCTGTGCAGCCCCAGACTGCACGGCAGAATAGACTCCAAGCCCGGTTGATACTGTAGAGGCTGCTATCGCCGCTACCCCTAATGCACCTAAAGCTGCCATGTCATCATGTGGTAATCGGTCGCGTCGGGACCGTATTTCTTTAGTGTCGATTCGTAGTCAAAGCCAAGCATCTTCGCCACCCGTTTGGCCTTCTTGTCGCTTGCATTGATTTCGGCGTGGACTCGATGTAGTCGCAGATCCTCGGCTGCATTGTGCAGCATCTCAAAGGCGGCATTCATCAGCGCGTGAGGGTGCTTCTTCGCAGCCGGAAACACTGTTAGCCAAGCAATGCCAACCCCTGTCCATACCTGCGTGATGCCGCCGATAGCCAGCATCGATCCGTTGCGCAGGGCGGCGTGTTTGCCGGGGGGGATGACAACGAGCCTGTCGGCAATCTCCTTCAAGAGCAATCCGCTCCGAAAGCAGTCCCGCACATGCTGAGTTGTCAATGCCTCAAGCGTTATCATTCCGAATTCTCCACCACCAAGACCATCGCAAGTATGTTCAGCGGGTGAGGCTGCTGCTGCTGAATCCAAACCTGACCCTCATAATCTAGGTCGTTGTCCAAATCGTCGTCGCCATAAATGTTAAACTCTTTCCACCCCGTGAAGAGGTTTGGAGCCTGATCCATGTCATCATCTTCTTCCCGGTAGTCGTGCTGAATTAGGTCCGACTCGCTTGCCCCGTAACGATGCCCAAGACTGTTAAGAACGTGTATGTATCCCTTTGGGACTCTCTTCACGCTCCCGCCAGAACTTCCCCAGTCGCCGCGTGGCGCAAGTGGCATACTCTTAACCTTACTGATAAATTGCAAACCTGCAATAACAGTCGTCCCTGTGTCATCCAGCGTGATTGCCCCGGACGACACGGTTTTGTCGCCCACATACTCCCCGTCAACCAAGACCTGCAAGGACTCACCTTCAAGGTGGTTAAGCCCGCGAACCGTAGTGGATGTTGCCGAGCCCGACAGCATGGAGTCCACAAACTTCATCTCGTCCTTGTCAGTGGCGGACGCAGGATTGAAGTCGGGCAGCAACTTCTCAATGTAGCGAACTGTCTTCGTGTTGATGGTGCGCTTCACCACCATCCAAATCTCATCTTCAGTCCCTGCGGACGACGGGATGGACGCGATAGACTCAACTACCCCAGTCCCGCCAATCTTCTGCCTTGACCACGCATAGATATCCTGGTCTGCCTCGTAGGTCAGGGTGATAAGGTCGCCAGTCTCAGTGAGTACCCACACTACGGAATTGGGGTTCTTCTGGTAACGCAGTCTGTTTGCCTGCGTTTGATCGCGAAGAATGTGCTCCGACGTGATGTTTAGGTCACGGCTCACAAAGCTGTCGGCCTCAAACGAGTAGCGCATGTCATGCACCTCACGCCCCGCCCGCTGGATGAACAGCACAGCCGAACCAACGCGCTGGGGCATGTGGCTTGCCAGTGTTCCATTGCTTGTCTGCGTCTTGACATCAACGTTGCTCGGAGTCAGCGGCTCATTGATCGTGCTCGCCGCACGCATCTGATACTCCCCGCTCAGTGTCCCGATCAGAAGGACCGGGCCGCTTTCT